GCCACACTAAATCCCAATCGATGGCATATTGTAACCAAGTAGGTAATTCATCTATTTCAGAAGAATAGATCTCACTCATCAAACAACACATTCACACCACTATGATTGCTCCAACTCTTTCACGCTTCGAAGAAGCTGTTTCCACGATTATCGAGTCAGACTCAGTTGCTGACATCGAGCAATTTATGGAGGAATTAACATCGTACGGTGTAACTGAGGTATCACAACTCGAAGAAACGTACGCCGGTTGTTATCGTAACGAGGCAACATTCTGTGAGGATTTGATGAGTGAGATCTATTCTTCTGAAATAGATGAATTACCTACTTGGTTACAATATGCCATCGATTGGGATTTAGTGTGGCATCAATCGCTACGTCATGACTACTTTACGGTGTACTTTAACTCCGAATACTACTTCTTCAACAGTAACTTCTAGTCTTAAGTAACACATAGTAGCATATGTGTCACACTAAATAACATATAGTGGCATATGTGTCACACTAAATAACAGATAGGCGGCATTATTGTCGCCTCTTTCTGTCGCCCACATTCATCACACATTCACCAAGGACGCAGCTAATGATCTGGAACGAATCAACTATTATTCTTGCCGTTGTCGGTATGGTAGGATTGTTTAGCACTGCTATCATCTGGCAACGTGCAAACCGTATCACCACAAAATACTATGGCAAACGTTAAACCTCGCGACGATGACTTCTACATTCGCAATGCAATCTATTGTTGGTTACATTACTTTAATGAAGAACATCCATGGCACGCTAAGTATGCAGAGCTAGCTAAACGTGACACGTATTTACCAAAACCACGACGAGCAAAACGTAGGAGAGCACCTAATGCAGTTACAGAAATCCTCTCTTAAAGAGTGGCAGTACACACAAACAGATGGTCAGGTGCGCTATATTTTAGCACCCGATTCAGAGCACGCTGCGTGGGCTGCTGCTGAGTTGTCCGGTGGCGTAGAGTTCCTTAAAAATGTGAGATTATGCGATGAGTGGTAAGTATTTCCCCAACAACTGGGAGGCATGGATGGACATGCCTTCTGAATTTCTTGTCACTCCTACGTGGGAAGAGTTTGAAGACTGGAAACTGCGCGGCTGGGAGATTCCCAGTTCAGTGTGTTGTATTATCCGCGCAAAGAATACCAAAGGTAAAATCAAAGAATACGTCTACCAAAAAGCACATGCTGCTGAGAATCGTATTCAACAACTCATCGCTGAAGATGCAGAGTTTACTGTCTGCACTGATGATGAGTTACGTCATATTGCACCCGTAAAATCTAATGAGTCTAATTAATCTTGAACAGTTCGAGCAACTTAGGGAAGCATACCCTGAGTTAGCTGAATGCTACGATCTCTCCACATTTACCAAGGACGCAGAGGAGCCTATTGCCTACACCAGCCCAGATTGATGAACAGATACAACTTGAGCGTGATGCAATTGCTCAAGGTTTAAAGAAATTACACAAGAACACACGCGACTTAGAAGGTAAAGAGTATGCGTCTGCTAGTGTGTATGGAGCTGCTTCTATTGATACCTTGCTGCCTCTTGTGGTGGCACGTATTGAAGCAACTACCAATCGCATAAAAGAGGGTAAGACTGGCGCTGCATTTGTTGAGATACAAAAGTATCTTACTGATGTAGAACCGCTTGCTGCCGCAGCTATTGCTGTTAAACTAACCTTTGACAAGGTATTTTCATACAAAGAGAAAAGCAACCAAGCTGTCAACGTATGCGATTCTATTGGTCTTGCTGTTGAACAAGAATGTCAGCTTAGACACTATGAGAAGAATGCACCTGGTTTACTTAAAGTACTAAAAGACAACTACTGGCATCGAAGCATCGGTACACAACAAAAGGTTGTAGTTATTCGTACATTGATGAATCGCTATGATGTTAAACAGTGGGATGCATGGGGTAGATCTAATCGTATCAAACTTGGTGGCTGGTTACTTGATTGCATCATGCAAAGTAGTGGCTGGTTTACAAAGGACATACAACAACAAGGACGTAAAACTGTACAGTATGTTATCCCTACACCTGAGTTCTTGGAGATCAAGGACGCAGTGATGAGAGATGCTGAACTATTTAGTCCACTTGCATGGCCTATGCTCATCGAACCTAACGATTGGGAACATGACCGCAACGGCGGTTACATCCTTAACGAGGTTATGTGTGGACATGAAATGGTTCGAAGGGGCGATCCGACACGTATACAGGGAGATAAACCACTGGACTTTCTGAACAAAATCCAGAAGGTTGCTTACCGGCTAAACCCCTTTATTGTAGGGGTAGCGGAAGAGCTAGATAGATTGGAACGAGCTGTTGGTAAGTTTCTCCCTATTATTCATCATGAACTACCACCTAAGCCTGTTGATATTGAGGAGAACGAAGAGTCTCGTAAATCATACAGGAGAACTTGTGCTGAGGTTCATAACTTACAAGCACAGGAGTTCAGAAAGTCATGTCGAACTCGCATGACGATGGAAGCAGTTGCTAGATTCAAGGATCGTGATAAGTTCTACATTCCGTGGTCGTTTGATTACAGAGGTAGATCCTACCCAATTCCTGCCTTCCTCACACCACAAGATACAGACTTTGGAAAAAGTTTGTTGATGTTTGCTGATAAGTCTTATATGACTCCTGAAGCAGAGGACTGGTTAGCATTCCAAGTTGCTACAACATATGGTCTTGATAAAGCTCCTATATCTGAACGTTTGGACTGGGTAAAGAACAACACACATCTAATCTCTTGTGTCGCTTCTGATCCTATACGCCACATTCACGAATGGGAGGCTGCTGATGAACCATGGCAATTTCTTGCAGCATGTGATGAGTATTATCATTGCGTGTTAAAATGTGATCGCCACTTTACATCCAGCATGATTGCTACAGATGCTACTTGTAGCGGTCTACAGATACTGGCAGGTTTAGCTAGAGATAAGAACACAGCTAAGTTAGTTAACGTTCTACCATCTGATAAACCGCAAGATGCTTATGCTGTTGTTGCTACTACTGCTACTCCTTACTGTCCTAACTCTATCCGCTTATATATGGATAGAAAAACTGTCAAGCGAGTAGTGATGACCGTACCTTACAATGCAAAACCCTTCTCAAACCGTGGGTACATCAGGGACGCACTAAAGGAGAAGGGTGTTGAGATTGATAAAGATGACTTGACAAAGACTGTGGTCGCTGTTAGAAATGCTATGGATGAGGTTGTACCTGGTCCTATGGCTGTCATGTCTTGGATTGAGTCTGAGGTTGCTAAGGCAATCGATCGTGGTAAAACAGAGCTAACGTGGGTTACACCATCTGGCTTTGTTGTTACACAGAAGCTCATGAAGAAACAGATGGTTCGAATTGAGTTGCAACTTCTCGGTAATTGTAAACTTTCTGTCGCAGTCGATGACTCTGACAAGGTTGACAAGCAACATCACAAGAACGCAACAGCGCCAAATCTAATTCATTCACTTGATGCATCTCTTCTCCACTTCAGTGCGCTTCGTTTCGACGCACCGATCGCTCTCATTCATGATTCTGTATTGTGTCGTGCTACCGACATGTCTTCTCTCAGTGCAATTGTACGAGAGACATATATGCACCTCTTCGCAGAGCATGATTACTTGCGAGACTTCGCTCACCAAATAGAAGCGGAGACTGAACCACCGATCATTGGAGACCTTGAACCGGAATCCGTGATTGAATCCACTTATTTTTTCTGTTAATGGCACGTACTATCCACAAGACCGAACAGCCTGTTATCCTTGAAGGTTATCAAGCTGTACTGAAGCCAAGTAAATTTGGCTATTCCCTCTCTGCTATTGTTAATAGCGAGATGGTTGAAGCCCTAGAAGATGATCGTATTAATTCTCTTGAATGGGCACAATCTAAACTGAAAAACCCTAAGCGTTCTACCCTGAAGCCTGAGCCATGGGAAGAAGTTACTGAAGGTCAATTCAAAGTTAAGTTCAGCTGGAATGAAGAGAACCGTCCGCCTGTCGTTGATACCGAAGGTTCACCTGTCACAGACGAGAATACGCCCATGTATTCTGGTAGTACAGTTAAGTTGGCGTTCTATCAGAAACCATACATCCTCAAGGATGGGGTTACTTATGGAACAAGCCTTAAACTGGTTGGTGTACAATTGGTGTCTCTCAATTCAGGAGCTGGTGTAGACACTGGCGATATGGCTGCTGAAGATGTAGCTGCCCTGTTTGGTAAGACTGAGGGTTATAAATCTGCCGATCCTGTTGTCACTGTCATTCCGGAGAACATTTCTGATGACTTCTGATTTTAAATTTACCGTTGAAAAGGATGAGATCACTGGTATTTACAAAGGTACAGTGGACATTCAATTACCTCCCATTTGTGTCACTCGTTACAAGGCTGATAAAAATGACTTTAAGTACGAAATATCACGTGCTGTAACTGAAGTCGTGGAGGCTATTATCGAAAAAAACATGGACGACTAATGGCATTCAGATCCAAGCTCGAAGAAAAAGTAGCTGATTTACTGGTCGATCTTGGTGTCAAGTACGAGTACGAAACAACTAGAGTTCGTTATATCATCCAGCATATTTATACACCAGACTTCGTGTTACCAAATGGTGTCGTGTTGGAATGTAAGGGGTACTGGGATCCTGCAGACCGTCGTAAGATCAGGGCAGTGAAGGAGTTAAATCCTAACCTTGACTTACGTATGGTCTTTCAGGCACCGTTCAATAAGATCAGTAAAAAATCTAAAACTACATACGCTAAGTGGTGCGAAAAGCATGACATCCCTTGGACATCCTTCCAAAACATCCCTCTCGACTGGCTCATCTGAATTTTTATTCCATGAACCATGTGAGGAGTGCGGATCATCAGATGCTAAGAGTGTCTATGATGATGGTCATACATATTGTTTTGTTTGTCATTACTATACGCACGGTGATGATGAACCTTCTTTACACATTCATCAAACCAAAAGTGTGAAAATAACAGGCTCAGCCCAAAGGCTGCAGAAACGTAACATCTCACAAAAAGTATGTGAGAAGTATAAAATCTACCGTGATGGTGATAAGCT